GGAAGGCCTTCCTGAACGACCCCGACAACAAAGCGTTCCGCATCTGGCCAGGGAGGCTGTAATGGCGTTGCAGGACTACAACGACCTCCTGACCGCGATCCCGCGCTGGCTGAACAAGCGCGCTCTGGACGGCATGGCGGCGGACTTCATTGCGCTGACCGAGAGCGACTTCCAGTCCAAGCTCCGGACCCGCGAGATGATGGTCACCGTCGAGGCGCCGGTCACGTGCGCGTCGGTGAACCTCCCGCTCGACTGGCTGGACGCCACGCGCCTCTGGATCGGCGGCTCCCCCAGGGCGCTCGACTTCGTCACCCCCGACACGATGCCGGAGCTGCGGGCGCGCTACGGCGGCGCGGAGGGCGTGCCCACCCACTACGGCCTGATCGACAACGTGATCGAGCTGGTGCCGGTCCCGGCCAGCGAGTGCTCGTTGTGGATGACCTACTACGCCAAGGTGCCGACCCTGTCGGTGGACGCGCCGACGAACTGGCTCACCCAGCGCGACATCGGCGTCTACCTGTATGGCGCCCTGGTGCGCGCGGCTCCATACCTGATTGACGACGCCCGCGTGGCGACGTGGAACAATGAGTTCAGCGGGCGCGTGCAGGCCCTCAATGCCGCTTCCCAGGTGGCCCTCCACTCCGGCGGCCCCCTGGTGCGGCGCCACCGGGGATATCGGTCTGGCTACCGTCCTGCGGCCTGGGGGGCGGTGGTGTGAGCGGCACTCTCCTCACCTACGGCGCATTCTCGGACTATCTGGAGAAGGCCCTCCTGAAGCACGTCTTCGGGGCAACCGCGTATACCCGCCCCACAGGCCTCTGGGTGGCCCTCTACACTACCCCCTCCACCGATGCCGCCCCAGGCAACGAAGTGCTGCCAGCGGTCGGCTACGCCCGCGTGGCGGCCACGTTCGTGGACGCCCCCGACCAGCTCGACGGCTCCAGCGCGATGTGGAACTCCACCGTGCTGCAATTCCCGGTGGCCACCGCCGACTGGGGCATCGTCACCCACTGCGGCATTCACGACGCCGCCACGGCCGGGAACCTCCTCGCCTCCGGCCAGCTCGCGGTGCAGAAGCAAGTGGACCTGGGGGACGCGGTCAGGTTCGCGGCCAACCAGTTCATGATCGCGTTGCAGTAGATGGCCTACGGCACCCGCCCCTACGGGACGTTCCACTACGGGTTCGGACCCTACTCGGTCTGGCGCAAGGTGGACGCGGGCGTGCGCCTCCAGAGCATCTCCGCGCAGGCGGCCCTGCTGTCGAACCCGGTCACCCACCTGATCGTGGCGGGCCTGGGGGGCGTGTCTGGTGTCTCCCCCCGCCTCTACCTCGACGGGCTGGTGAAGGTCGGCCCGATGACCGGCCAGAGCGGCATCTACCCCAATCTGCGCCTCTACTGGGAAGACGAGCCTGCCAGCGAGTGCGGCGACGAATGGACCCCCGGCGTCCCCTGCGAGCCGGTCTGGACGCCTGCCGCCGCTGCCGATGCCGCCTGGGCGGCGCCCGCCTCCTGCACGGTCACCTGGGGCGGGCAGGCAGGCGAGGACGTGCCGTGGGCGCCGCTACCGGCGCCGCCATACCTGTGCCCTGAACTGGAGGCTGTCGATGGCTGATACATTCACGCCCAGCCTCAATCTGTGCAAGCCTGAAATAAACCAGAGCGCGCAGACCTGGGGCATCAAGCTCAACTCCGATATGGACTTGATTGACACCTTCGCTGCCAGCATGAAGACCTTTCAGAACGGCAACGACGCCCGCATCCAGGCCCTGATCAACGCGGCGATCCTGGCCGCCTTCCCGCGTGGCTGCATCATCGCCTGGAGCGGCGGGGCGGGCGCCGTCCCGGCGGGCTGGCTGCTGTGCAACGGGGCGAACGGGACACCCAACCTCGCGGACCGTTTCATTCTCGGCAACGTCGGCAACCGGGCGAACTGGGAGACGGGCGGCGACTTTGGCCATAACTCCGTCACCGACGCGCAGGGCTATCACAGCCACAGCGGTATCACCGGGGATACCGCGATCACCCTGGCGCAGATGCCGTCGCACCAGCACGGCGGCAGCACGGATGGGCAGGGCGCGCACCAGCACACCGTCTCCGCCGGGCGGGTGAACATCGGCGGCTGGTGGGTCGGGGGCAATCAGAACACCACCTTGATCGAGACAGGCATCGCCACCGATGTGCAGGGTAACCACGCCCACAATTTTGCCACCGACTGGCGCGGCAGCGACCAGGGGCACCATCATGCCGTGTGGGCTGATGGCAGCCACCAGCACAACGTCACCGTGTCGAATGTGCCGCCATACTTCTCCCTGGCCTACATCATGAGGGCGTAACGATGGCCACGCTCACTCCGATCCTGGGCCTGTCCAAACCTATTGTCGGCGCGGACGACGACATCTGGGGAAATATGTGGAACCAGAATGCCGACATTCTGGACGGGCTGGTCAAGCCGGTCGATCTGGCGCCCTACCTCCTGAAGGCGGGCGGGACGATGACCGGCCCGCTGACCCTGTCGGCCAATGCCGTGAACGCTCTGCACGCGGTCCCGTTCCAGCAACTGAACTCCGGCCTCGCCACCAAGATCGGAGACGCGCCCAACGACGGCGGCTACTACGCCCGCCGCAACCTGGGCTGGGAGCCGTCGCCCGGCTCCGCGATCAATCAGGACGCGCCCAGCGATGGGTTCGCCTATGGCCGCAGGAACGCATCCTGGGACAAGACGCTGCGGCTGGCGGGCGGAACGATGACCGGCGACATCGTGCTGAAGGGGGACGCCACGGCGGCCCTCAATCCCGTTACGTTGCAACAACTGACGACGACGGCGGGCGCATACCTCCCCCTGGCGGGCGGCGCGACTACGGGCGCGGTGGGTGTCGGTGTTCCGCTTATCGCGGGCCTCCCGGCGGCGGCACTCATTACGAACGACGTTTATATTCACGGCACGCTGGGGTTCAATACGGCCTGGATAAGTACTGGCACGCCGGGGTGGAAATACCTCACCGCTGGAAATGCGGGGATTATCTCCTTCGATCCCGCCGCCGCCACGCCCGGCATCGGGTTCTATATCGGGCCAGCAGGCGCGGCGGGGGCGGCGGCGTCGATGCCAAATGCGGCGTATATGTCAGCGACAAGCTTCGTCGCGACCGGCAGCATCACCTCCGGCACCGCCGTCATCGCTGGCACCCACATCTATTGCGGCGGCACCCTGCTGATCAACCCGGCCAATAGTTGGGAGTGGTATTTCGCGCGGGACGGCAGCGGCAACCACATCCACAACCATCGTGCGAATTGGTATGATATGTGGAACGGCGCCGATGGGAAGCGGTCCTGGGCCAGCCCCAGCGGCGACTGCATGACGCTTGACGGCAGCGGCAACTTTGTCGCCAGGGGCAACGTCCAGGGCGCGTGGGTCTACTCCACCGGTCAGGTCCGAGCCGACACTTCCTCCGTCGCCTACGGCCAAATCATTAGCTACGGGCAGCGGGTTTCGGCCGAGGGATCAGGCGAGCCGTCCGTCTTCATGCATCGCCCAGGCGCTTACGCCGCCGGAATGCTGCTCAACGGCAGCAACCAGCTTCTGTTTGCCAACATGGGCGGCGGCGGCAACTGGCAGGCTACACTCGGCTACTTCGACACGTCGGGGAACTTCTGGGCGACTGCCGCCCTGACCGGGAACTGGATACATTCCACCGGCAGCATGCAAATCGATGGCGACGCAACTGTGAACGGCCGCATCACCGCTAACTACATACGCGCGACCGACAGCATCATGTGCGACAGTGGCAATTTCTTCATTGGCAACAATCAAGCTTACCGGTTGCAGCGCGAGAGTTGGTCTGGCAGCTGGGTGTTCTACGATAACAATACATGGAACTTCCAGGTCAACTCCAACGGTGACGCGCAAACGCGGATGACGCACTACGCGCAGGATCACTTCTGTCGCAATGCCCTTCGCACAGGCAATGACTGGAACTTTTATCTGGGGCCGGGCGGGGGTGGGCGGCTGCTCCAGTTTGCGGGCAACTGGTATCAGCAGTGGAATAGCAGCAACGGCGAGTATGCTTGGTATGCCAACGGCGGCTGGATGTTCGGCCAGCGGACCTCCGACTGGCTGTGCTGGAACGGCACTGGCCCGGTCGGCGGCTACGGCGCCTATCAGAACTTCTCCGACGCGCGCGGCAAGACCGACATCACGCACACCGAGGTCGGCCTGCCGGAGGTCATGCGGATGAAGCCCGCGCGGTTCACCCGCAAGTGGAAGCCTGAACTGATCACTGGGCGCACATTCCCTGACGGGCGCCCCCAGCCAGACTTCATTCCGCGTTCCGAGATCGGGTTCATCGCCCAGGAATTGCAGGAGGCGCTCCCCGAGGCCGTGGTCGAGGTCGCCGACTTCGTGGACGGCGAGGCGCGGCTGATGATGACGCTGGACCCCATCGTCGCCGCCCTGGTCAACGCCGTGAAGACCCTCAATGGCCGCCTCGTCAAATTGGAAGGACGCCACTAATGACCGCAACCATCATCTCCACGACTGGCAACTTCACGTTCGGGGCGATGACGACCCAGACCGTGTCCCGCCTGATCGCCACGCACACCCAGATGGGCCGCCTGCGGGACGCCATCGCCACCGCAAGCTCCGGCTACACCGGCACCCCCGGAACGGAGTTTGAGGCGCCGCAGCCGGGGGGCATGGTGGGGCCGCTTACCGCCAATAACCTCTTCGGGGTGATGCCAGACCCGGCGGAGCCAGGGCGGGCGGGCACCGACTACGCCTACGCCGTGAACAGCCTGGAGGCCGCCTGGGCGACATTCTGGACGGCGGCCGAGCCGTTCATCGAGCAGCTCGACAACGGGGGGACATCAATGTGATCGATGCACTCGTTTACATATTGATACTATGTTTGATCTTTGGTGTCATCTACTACGTCCTACAGATGCTGCCCCTGCCGCCGCCGTTCGCTTTGATCGTTCAGGTGATCCTGGCGCTGGTGCTGGTGCTGCTACTCTTGGACATCCTGCTTGGCGGGCGCTACGTCGGCCTGGGGCCGCTCCGGCGACCATGACAGCCCGCGCTCCAGCAACTCACGGACGGCGGCGGCGCGGCTGGTCAGGCGCCGCGTGTGCCAGTATTCGTCTATGCGCTCCGCCAGGGCGTCTGATATCCGCAGCGGCATTGTCACGAATGTGTCCATGCATCGGATGATATCACATGAGCGACCGAGCACTCTACTACGTCATTATCGGTTTGATCTGGGCCGCCCTGCTGACGGCGGGGAAGACGCTGTGAACCCGCGCGGGGTCCGGTGGGCGTGGAACGAGGGCGGGCGGGGACTGACCGTGTCCGTCTACCGGGACCACGCGGTCCGGGTCTATCTGGCCGGGTGGGTGTTCTGGCCCTGGGGGCGGCGATGACCCAGGGCGAGACGATGCTGGTCAACCTCTCCGACCGGCTCATCCGCGCCCTGCCGCCTGCGTTCCTGCTGCTTGTTATCCTGAACATCGTCTTCCTTGGTGTCGCCAGCTACGTCTTCGCCCACAACACCGAGGTTCGCAACACGATGATCACCAAGATCATCGATACCTGTTTACAGAATAGGAGCTAACATGAAGGTCGAACTAACCCAGGCTGAATGGCAGGCGGTCCTCACCCTGCTGGCGCGGTCCCCCTATCAGGAGGTGGCGCAGCTCATCCAGAGCATCGCGCAGCAGCTCCAGCCCGCGCAGAAGCCAGACCCGGTCGAGCGCCCCAGCTTCGTGGCGGTGGACCGTGGCTAAGGGGGTCGGGGGCTTCAAGCCGCCAATGCTCGCGCCCAAGATGCCGAAGCAGGCCTCCCTGCCCAAGCAGCAGGCCCTGCCGAAGGCCCTCTCCATCGCGGCGGCCAAGGCGCCGACCGTCAAGGTTAAGGCAGTGAAGCTGCCCAAGGTGTTCACGTCTGGACCGATGAAAGGCCTGGGCAAGCTATGACCCTGTCTCCCCTCAAATTCCCGCCCGGCATCGCCCGCGTTGGCAGCGACGGGATGCAGAGGGGACGCTGGTGGAACGCCAACCTGATCCGGTGGCGTAACGGCGGGCTCGTGCCGGTGGGCGGCTGGGTCCGCCTCACCAGCGCGCCCATCGCCTCGCCCGCGCGCAAGATGCTGGCCTGGAGATCGGGCCTCGACATCCGCTACCTCGTGATCGGCACCGACACCCAGCTCCTCTTGTTCGATCAGGACAAGATACTCGACAAGACCCCGGCGGGGTTCGTTCCGTTGCCGCCGATCAACGCCGGGGGCGGCTTCGGCACCGGGCCGCATAACTATTCGACCTACTCGACCCCGCGCGATGCGGGCGCCTTCGGCCCCGGCGGCAACCCTTACGCGCGGGCGCCGACGTGGACCATCGATACGTTTGGCGAAGACATCATGGCGGTCGCCAGCTCCGATGGCCGCCTCCTGCATATGTCCCCCAACAGCACGACCACGGCGACCTTCGACGCCCTGGCGGTGCCCATCGCCAATGCGCCCCTGAACAATCGCGGGGTGATCGTGACGGAGGAGCGCCACGTGATGCTCTTCGGCGCGGGCGGCAAGCCGCGCGGGATCGCGTGGTGCTCGCGCGAGGACTTCAATAATTGGACCTTTACCGATCCGAATAATACGGCAGGCTTCCTTGAGCTGGACTGCCAAGGGGTGTTCGTCAACGCGGTAAAGGTCCGGGGCGGCATCCTCCTGTGGACGGAGAAGGAGCTGTGGATCGCGCGCTACGTCGGGCTGCCCGCCGTCTACGGTTTCGAGCGGGTGGGCCAGAGCTGCGGCCTGATCGGACCCAACGCATTCGCCTCCGCCGCAGGCAGCGCGATCTGGGCCGGTTCGGGCGCATTCTGGACCTACACGAATGGAACGGTTCAGCCTGTGCCCTGCGACGTTTCGGATTACTTCTTCCGCCGGGCGCTCCCCGAGAGCCTGTCGGCACGCATGGTGGGCGGCGCCAACGGGACGTTCCCGGAGGCTTGGTTCTTCTTCCCCGAGGACATCGGAACGGAGAACACCGCTTATCTGGTCTACAATTATTTGGAACACTGGTGGTCCATCGGCAAGCTTGGCCGGTCCGCCATCGACGGCTCCGGGGTCTGGCCGACGCCGCTCATGGCCGGAACGGACCAGCACATCTACCAGCACGAGACGGGGTGGACCGCCGCCGGGGAGACGCGGGCCGGGCAGGTATTCATCGAGAGCGCCGCCCAGGCGGGGCCAGCCAATGGCGACCGCATCATGCACGTGGTGGGGGCGCAGCTCGACAACGGGACGTCCTACGACTGCACCACGTTCTCCGCGTTCACCCGGTCCACCGCCGACGACCCGGTCGAGTATTTCGAGGGGCCGTTCACGCCTTACGACGACGGGTGGGTGGAGTGCCGGTTCTCCGGCCGGGACATCCGCTTCCGCCTGGAACAGGTGGAGGACGAACCCTGGACCGTGGGCGAGATGCGCCTGGACGTGGTGCCTGGGGGGCGGCGATGAACCCCAACATCCCCCACCCGATGGAGACGTCCTTCAATGTAACGTGGGGGCAACGTCTGGTGGACACGCTCCACCTCGCGTTCAATCGCGTCCTCTCGACCGAGACGGCCTCCCCCTTCGCCCTCCTCATCGCGCAGGATGGCGGCGTCTGGAAGGTGACCGTCTCCAACGCCGGGGCGATCACCACCGTCAAGATGGCCAAGGGGAAGCCGCTATGATCGGAGCACGCGAGCAGAGGCTCCTAGACCGCCTGGAGAAGGCCCTGGCAGTCCGGGGCACCCAGACTGTCAACGACGTGATACAAGCCGCCAGGGACGGCAGGGCGCAGCTCTGGGAGGGGGGTTCCCTCCTGCTGGTGACCGAGGTCGAGGACTACCCGCTCTACCGGGTGCTTCGTTACGCGAGCGTGGCGGGGGACATGAACATGGAAGACCTCAACGCCCTGCAGGCCCGCGCCGACGCCTGGGGCCGCGAGCAGGGCTGCATCAGGGCGGAGGCCATCGGGCGGCCGGGCTGGGACCGGCACGCGAAGGACTGGCTCCCCAACTGGGAGCGCATCGGTTCATTCTGGATGAAGGATTTGCGGCAATGAGCAGCGGCGGCGGCGGATCGCAATCGACCAAGGTGGAGCTGCCCGCGTGGATCGAGAACGCGGGGCAGGCGAACCTGGGCGCGGCCCAGAACTATGTCGCGAACACACCATACGAGGCCTACGGCGGGCAGCGCACGGCCGACCGCAACGCGGACCAGAACGCCGCCGGGGATGCGATCCGGGGCATGCAGGGCCAGACTGGCAATCTCCTGGCGGGCCTGGGGGGTCAGGCCCAGCAGCTCGCCAACAGCAGCAACCCCTACACCGCCCAGCAGATCACGCCCCAGACCCTGGCCGGAACGGATTTGCAACCATACATGAACCCCTTCACCGGGGAGGTGGAGGCGAACGCCCTGAAGGCCCTGGAGAGCAGCCGCCAGGGCGCGCAGAGCCAGCTTCAGGATCAGTTCCTGTCCTCCAAAGCCTTCGGCGGGAGCAGACAAGCCCTCCAGAGTGCCGTGACCGATAGCCTAGCCGCACAGAAAGCGGGCGACCTCTCGTCGCAGCTCCGGCAGGCAAACTTCACCCAGGCCCAGGCGGCGGCGACCGGCGACATCACCCGCAACATGCAGGGGCAACAATACAATCAGGCGGCCAATCTGCAGGCGGGCCTCGCCAACCAGCAAGACCTCTACAACAGGCAGACGCAGGGCCTGAAGATGGCGGGCGATATGTATGGCGCCGCGCAGAAGTCCAACATCGCGGACGTGGGTCTGCTGGACACGCTGGGCCAGGGCGAGCAGGCCCAGACCCAGGCGGGCCTCGACGTGAACTACCAGAACTGGCTGGAGAAGCAGGGCTACACGAAGAGCCAGATCGAGTGGATGGGCCAGATGATCGGCTCCAGCCCCGGCTCCCAGACCACGACGCAGACGAAGTCCGGCGGCGGCGGCAACGCGGCGGTGGGCGCCCTGGGCGGCGCGCTGTCGGGCGCGGCGGCCGGGTCGGTCGTTCCGGTATATGGCACAGCGGTGGGCGCGGTGGTCGGGGGCGTTCTCGGCGGCCTCTCCAGCCGTTAGGAGATCGACATGACGAACGAAGACTGGCTGGCGCTACTGAAACTGGGCGGCGCCGCAGCGGGCGCGGCGGGCGGCATGGGCGCCTTCGGCGGCGCCGCCGGGGCGGTCCCGACCGGCGACACGATGTCGGGCGCGGACCTGGGCGGCAACCTCACGGCGGGGGCCATTCAGCCGCCCCAGCCCCCGCCTGACTTCGGCGCGGGCATTCCGGGGCAGGCCCTCCAGCCGGGCATGGAGCAGGGCGGCATCGGCAGCGACATGGAGCGCGCGGGCGTGCTCCCCACCCAGGGGCCGCCCCTCCCCCCTTCAGCGGCACCGGCCCCGAAGCCTAACCTGGGCCTCCCGACCCAGACGCCCCTCACGCCCGCCGCCGTGGACGCCACCACGGCCGCCTCGCCGCCCCCGCCTGGGGCGGCAGGGGGCACGCCATACCCATTTAAATACGCTGACAAACCGATCGGAACGGAGAACACTCGCACGTGGTGGGAGCGCAACGTCTCCGACCCGTGGGACAA